TTATCGACGAATTGTAGAAACGGTCAGCGCGTCGTAGCTGCGCTCGCAGGCAAGTCCTGCGATGTGGGCAGCGTCAGCGAATCTCGCGATGTCTCCCGAAGCTTCGTCAGTCCGACTGAACAGCCCTGCGAGCAAATCAAGGGCGTCGCTTCCGCTGTCGGCTGACGGGCTTCCGGCGGCAGCGGCGGGACGTCGAGCAGCAGCGACGAGTTCTGTGACCCGTTTGCGCAGGCCGTCAGCAGAAATATCAGCGGCGCGAGCGTCGGCCCGAGCCTGGTCAGCTTTTTTCTTTGCATCGTCGGATATCCCGGCCAGCGTTTTCGTCGTCTGGCGATAGAGGTTATTGGAATCTGTCAGGTCGCTGATCTGCTTTGCCTGACTGGCGACCGTAGCCGACTGGTCGGCGTCGTGATGCCCCTTCCAGTAGCCGCCGCCGGCCGCGAGAACGGCCGCGAGAATGAATGCGCCCCACAGGCGCGGATCGATCCAACTCACATCGCACCTCCCGCTTTCACAAACTGAGCCAGCAAGGGTTCGAGCGCATGTTCTACCTGTCCATACCCGGCACCCGGGAGACTGGCCCAGATGTTCCGGCACTTTGAGATTGCGGCCACAATGTTTCCTGCCTTGATGTCGGCTAGCGCGCCGCGCTCACGGATCTGCTGGATCGCGATCTTGTCCTGGCTGACAGGCGAAAAGTCCGTAAGCGCGAGCTGCTGCTTGTAGACATCGAAATAGCGCGACAGAAGCTGGTAGCGCCCTGCGGCCGTTGACCACACATTGAAACGCCTGATCCACACAGACTTGCGGGGATGGTCGGCATAGTTTGCGAACAGGCCTCCGCCCACGATCACGTTGTAACCGTCGTCAGAGCCCGAAATACGAGACGTGAATTCAGACCACGCGAGCATGTCGAGAAATGCACACACGTTCAATCCACCGGCCGTTGCCGGATCAATTCGAGCCATGTTATCGCTCCTTGTTTGCCCAATACGCCTTCCGGGCCATCAGCCACACGCCGACAATCGCCATCCCGACGAGCATTAGGACTTCGGGGCCGTCGATCGCATGGCGCATCCAGAACGGTTTGAACAGGTTGCCGGCGGACGCCAGACCGATGGAGACAAAGCCCGTCGTTCCCCAAAAGCCTGTTGCGATCGCATCACTCAACGTCACCCAAATGCATGCGCCAAGAACGACGACGTTCGCGGCAAAGAACACCGATACCCAGATCATTTTTCAAGCCCTCCGGAGAGTCGCCGCTTGAGAGCCCCGATCAGGTCGGCATCGTTGATTTCCTTGAACACTTCCTTCGCAAGCGCCAGACCAAACAGCCCCATCAAGAACCCGAACGCCTGCTGTGCGCCGGCGTCCGTGATCGCGAAATAGATCACGACCAACGGACTGAGGTAGTAGGACATCGCCGCGCCGGCTGCGAACGACACCGCTTTTTGTTTCTTCGTCAGCCCTTCACCGATAAACCGGAGCGCGATAAGCGATCCGATAGCCCCCGGAAGCACCTTCACTACCACGGCCAGTGCGGCCGCCACAGCGCCCGATGTTGGTTCTGCCATTGGATTGTTCCTTTGAGCGACGCCGCGCCCTGCTCTGGAAATGAAAAAGCCACCCGAAGGTGGCCGATGGTCAAAGGTTGCTCACGTCAATCAGGATGCCCCCGTAATCAAGAGCGGACTGGTAGTCGTACTGGTAGTTCGGCGGATTCGGCGAACTTGGTCCGAAGCGCCAGTTGAAGGTGACAAACGACGCAGTACCATTTCCGGTCATCCATCCGCCAAAGCCGATATTTCCCCGCCACGCACCGGACAGCACGCTTCCGTTGAACTGCGTCGATGGCGTACGAATCGCACCGACTCCGATGCGGCCGCCACCAGGCGAAAACGACGCGCTGAAACTCGTTGCAGCGCCATAGTCGTACTGCCCATAGTCCGGCCCCGCACCGATCACATTTCCGGAAACCACCTGCCTGATCAGTGGGTACTTCATGTTTGAACTCGCTACCGGCCGCCCCGCGCCGTCATAAACGACGAGGCCGTAGCCAGATCCCGCTACCACCACACTCGAAGAGAAGATGAAGAACCCAACAGTCACAGCCCCCAGAGCCATCAACCGCGTTTGCCAGGTGTTGGGGCCGACGTTGGCTGTAGAAATCACGACCACCGGCTGACCACTTGTATTCTCAAGAACGAACAGGGGATCTGGCGCGGTATAGGTGACATCCGCGATGAAGCACGTTCCGTACACGTCACCGGCACCAGATGCCCCCAAATACAACGATTGCTCCGACAGCGTCACCGTCCCTTTGGTAGCCAGCGAATAGTTTGTGTATGTCCCGTCGATTTGAAGAACGCCACCATCGTTCACTGCGACAAATCCGTATGCCACTAGCGAACCCCGTATGTGATGTAGCCAGCCATCGTGACCTGATTGCCCTGCGGCTCCGGGTAATACCACGAGAGCGTGTTGCCGGAGATCGTGATGCGCGGAAAGCGACGAAACGACCTGACGTCATAGAAAAGCTGTTGCAGATGAAACGAAGCGAACGCCTCGCCAGTCGCAAGCGCATCGTGCTGGAGACTTCCAGACGTCCCGTTTATGTACACGGAACCAAGCACTCGACCGACTCGCGATCCAAGTCCCAGCGTCAACTCACCGGACGGCCCGTAAATCTCCAGTCCAGCAAGCATTAGAGTTTCCCAAGCTTCACGCGAAGCACGCCGTTCTCGTCGTACACGTACAGGCCATTTGGAGACAGCACCACACGCCCACCGCCGTTCACTCCATTCATGTACAGGCTGCCCGCCTTATCCAGTCGCCATCCGGTGGCACCTTCGACATAGTTGTTCGACTGGATGTAGTCGCCGATCATCGCGTTCGTGATCCAGCCGCTGCCGATGAATGCCTGACTGATGAATGTCTGGCCTCCCTGGATCACGAACGGCGACGTAACTTGGCCGTTGGCTTGATTGAGGAACGCAAACCTATCTGCCGTGAACAGGATCTGCGACTGAACCGGTCCCGTTTCGTTGCTGACGCCTACCCCAATCCCAGCGCCGTAGTACTTACCGTCAGCAGTGACGCCCACCTTGATTTGATATGACGCCGAAACCTTCCCGTCGAGTGACGCCAGCGCTTGCGCCGTCGTCTGCACCAAAGCCGTATTCCCGCCGACTGTCGCCTGTAGCGTCGTGACCTGCTGCGCGACGGCGCGGTCGCCATCCTGAAACAGTGATTGAATCGAAAGAATTCCGGCGTAGATATTCAGGGACCCGGCGTAATCGCCCTCGCTCCCTGCAAACGGGGGCTGGATTGTCGCGATCGATTCGAGCAGGTCCTGTGAAAGCTGCGTCTCCCCGATTTTCCCTTTCAAATAGTCAAGGATCTCGTCCGCGTTCGCACTCGCCTGCCCCAAGACGCCGTTATCAGTCGGGTACCAAGGTCCGATGTTCTTGGATTTGTCGACGAGACGAACCCAGAAGAAGAACGTCGTGCCTGCCGCGAGGCCCATCATCGTGTGGGTATTCTGCGGGAATGCAAAATCAGCAAGCTTGATCGCGGTCGCACGATCATTACTCTGGCTGTACCAGACCTCTGTACGCTCAACATCGAGCGGCCCGGCGGGAAATCCCCAGTCCAGGCGAATCCCGAACACAATGCCCGTCGCAACAAAGCTTGTTACGGTGGGGGGCGGGGAAGTCTTCCCTGACAACACTGTCTCGGTCGAGTACGCGGGAATGGACGGCACGTCGAGGGCGTTGACCGCAGTGACGCGGCCAACATACTTCCCGGCATAGAGGTTTTGCACCTCAAGGCTCAGCGAGCCAGTTCTGCCCGCCTTGACCCACTCGCCGTTGTCGCGGCGCCACTCCACGTCGTATGCAATGGCTCTGTCAGCCGCCAACCACTTCATGACACCCGTCGTCGACGCGATGCCTTGCGAAATGACGGAATATGAGTCCCAGGCGACGTTCTTCGCTGGCGGCTGGATCGACGGCGGGATGACACTGATCGGACGCTGCTGGAGCCTCGTGCCGCTGTCGATAGCGCTGTACTTGTCTGGATTATGCTGGATCGCCGAGACATCCCACGTCAGGCCATCGCCCTGCGCGATGCTGAGAATCCGGAACAACTGTGTCTTGAGTTGCGCGCTATCGACAATCCACGTCGCCTGCGGCTGCACGGCTTCCGTCCAGTTCGCCGTGACGGTGACCGCATTTCCCGAAATCGATTTGACCGTGCGAGTTTGCGGAACACCGGTCGGCAACGTCACCGTCAACGCATCACCTGGCGCGATTTGATCGACCTTGTCGAGCGTCACTGTGGTGCCAACGGCAGAGCTAACACGCCCTCCAATCCGCCGACCAGCGCGCGACGCGTCGGCAACGCTCACAACTCCACCGGGAGATACAAGCGCCTCATCAAGGCCGACCGAGAAGGAAACCGACTCAGTTTCAAGGCGGCTCGTGAGAAGCGTCCAATGCCCTACCCGCTGAGCTTGCCCTTGGCTGGTACATCCAAACGCCGTGGTTTCGGTCTGCTGGACACCATATCGCGCGATACCGTCTTGATCCTCGACGTATTCGACCTTTGCCTTGTAGAAGTCGCTCGGATCGTTCCAGGTAACCAGCGCAACGGTCTTACGCGCCTTCCAGCTCGAACCCGCATACTTGAACTTGCCATCGATAACGTTGGCATTCGTGAAGCTGTACACCGGGTCTCCCGGTATGTCGGCCACGGCGACTACGTTGCCGTTCGCCCAATACGCCATGCCGCGAAAAATCGTCGCGAGGTCTTGCAGAACCTTGTACGCGTCCGCACGCGATTGCAGGTAGCAGTTGCATGTGAAGCGCGGCTCGCGACCGCCATTCCCATCGTCCACCAACTCGTCGCAGTACTGCCCGATCTGATACAGCGACCATTTGTCGACCTGCGCGGCATTTACGCGGTGCCCCAATCCGTATCGTTGATGTAAGACGAGGTCATAGAACACCCATGCCGGGTTATCCGACCATGCTGATTTGAACGTCCCGTCCCACGTCCCCACATACGCCCGCGTGGCGGGATCGTAGTTCGCCGGAACGCGAATGATCCGCCCGCGCATTCGATACGAACGCGTCGGAACGCTCTTGAACTGGCGGGCATCGACCTGTATGCCGATGACAGCCGTATTGGGATAGCGGAGCTTCGCGTCGATGATCTCCGTGAAGCTCTCGATATTCGTGGTGTCAGCGATGGTCGTGCTATTGGCGTTGGCCGTAATCCGGCGCACGCGGACCGACCATCCGTTCGTTGCCGGCGGAAGTTCAATCCGGTGACTGCGCTCGTACGGTGACGTGGTCTTTCCGTCGAACGCTGATGCCAAAACTTGCGTGAAAGCTGCGTCGTCCGTCGACAGATCGATCGCGTACTCGATCCGGTAACCGGTGATGTCGCCATTGCTCGTGTTCGCCTGCGACAGCGCCGGCAGCGCAAGCGTAATGCGGACAGCAGAAAGCTGGGTATTCGTCACCGCCCGCACCCATGGAGCCGCCGATGTCAAGGCGACGCCAACAGCCGCCTCGCTCTCCACCGACGGGAATCCCGGAATATAGGACTGATCTTGCGTGCCGGTGCGAACGTCCACACTGACGTTCTGGAAGTTCGCAGTCCCGTCTGAGTTGATGATCGGCGTGCCGTCGAGAAACACACTCTGGAGCCCATTCTTCAGGCCGACAACTTCGCCCTCAGACACCGCGTCCAGCACCTTTGCATAAGCGATGGAATGAAGGCTGTCTGGGCTCTCGACGGGCGTACGGCTGTCGCCGCCCCCCTTACCGCCCCCGCCGTAGCCGACAATCATATTGCTCATTCGCTTTTTCACTGGGTAATAAAAAAACCCCGCAAGTGCGGGGCCAGAGATAGGTGTTCTGAGGGAATGTCAGGTTTGATCTTCGGCGTAAATGCCAGCGGAAATCACTGCGCTGCCGACAGTCATTTCGCCGTACAGCACGCCCACGGGATTGCCTTGAGCCTGCGTATTCACGGGGCCGTTGAAGTTGTAGCTAGCGCCGTTATCAGGGCTGTCTTTAGCCGATAGGCCAACCTGCTGAGGCGACAACAATTGGACTACGCCGCCGAGTGCCATTGAAGCACCTGCCATCATCATGCTTATGCCGATCTGGGATGTAGCCCCAAACGTGAAATATCCGGCTGTGACAAGCGCGGCGCCGAGCACCAACTGAAATAATCCCGCCCGCTTCGCACCTTGAATCATTGGCGCGATACGAATATCTTCTGCTCCGGGCGGCAAGCCAAGCTCCGTTTCGCCAAGGTTATTCCGGCCAACAAATACAGCGTATGCAATCCCTTTCGATTTGCTCTCAGCCAATGTGCGTTGAAGACCTGGGAACAGGACACACAAAGCTCGAATGGCCTCCGCCGGACTCGACACGGCCAATCGATGTACGCGACCAAATCTGGCGCCAAGGAATCCGTATAACCTCACTGAGCGAAGCTTTTCCATAGTCATCCCGCAATAGACCGGTGTCGAAGAATACACCGCGTTATCTCTCGCCAATACCCGCCATAGACTTCTCGCGTTGATAGCCGCCCGTGCATGTGATGCAGCATCAGGCCGCCGCCCAGATACACGCCCGCGTGGTTAGGCACCTCTGCGCGCCGCTGCATGAGGATCACGTCACCCACCATTTCCGGAGAATCCTGGCTGACGGCCACGAAACCAGCTTTCGGGTAGCCATCCATGTACAGGTTCTCGCCGTGCGCCCACCAATCGTCGCGCCGCTCGAAGTCCGGCAAATCAATACGCAATTCGCGCGCATAGAAATCGCGCACCAATGACCAACAGTCCAACACGCCGTGTGCAAATGTTCTGCCTACCAGCGGCGCTTGATACCCTGTCGGCTCGATCGAGCGCACGTCATCGGCCGGACAGGACAGGATGTGCCAAGGCAACCCAGTTGCCTCGCAACTGACGAGATCCGCTTCGCTTGGTGTAGCCGGAGCATCGGGGTGGGAGTGGACGACGGCGACAACGTCACCGATATCCTCGGCAGCCGCGTAGTCCGACGGATCCAAAATGAAGTGCTCAGTGCCGGCAGCAAGGTTCTTGCAGCGAACGTATCGCTCGCGCCCTTTCACCACCACAACAAGACCGCAACACTCACGCGGGTACTCATCTGCGGCATGCACTCGGGCAGATCCCAGCGTCTTTTCGTTCATCAGACCGTCCGTACCAAATCCGCCGCGGGGAACCCGCCGTACGGCAACTCATTGTTCTGACCGAAGCGGCATTTGCACGACGACAGGCGACCGCTGCATTTGTCGAAGGAGGGATCCGCAACCGGATTGTCGTTTTTGTCGAAGTAGGCCGTGCCCATGTAGCCGCAGTACGGACCACGATAACCACCGATGGTCAGCCAGGTACAGACGTTCGCGATGATCTGCCGCCGTGGTAGTTGCTCGCCGTTGAAGTCAAGCGCGCTGGCAAGTTCGAAGGTCACCACCTCATTGGTTTCCTCCGTCTTCTGGTTGATGTACCAGAGTTCGGGAGGTAACTGCTCTTCCGGGTCGGCCGTCGGATTTCCCTCGGGAAAATTTTGTGCATCGAGATATTGGCCGAGCGTCCGCAGGCGAGTCAGCTTGGCGCCTACCATATCGTCCAAGTACAGGCAGATGGCGGTGATGGATCCGTCAACATTTCCCACCGAGAGACTCGGCGTCGGTTGCTGCGAATCCCCACTGCGGGCGAACCCTTCGACCTCGATCGGCCACGGCGCATACTCCTTCCCTTGCCACCAGATGGACCCGGCCTGCATGTGACCGTGGAACCGAAGAATGTCCCCGTGTTGCTCGGTCGCATCTAGTTCGAATAGCTCCACCAGTGCGCCTGGCTCAAGGCGCTGAACGTCAGAAATAATCGGCATGATGAGTTACGCGGCCTGTCCGCTCTTTACCACGGACCACAACTCCAAAATCGCGGCAGCAAGCAGGGGCGTCACCTTGGAGTAATCCACGGCTTGCGGCACGATTACCTCGCGCACGCCTATAACATCATCCGGCTCAACGTTACCCGGGTCATACCCTTCCCGATACATTGGCTCGTATTCAACCGCATCTTTCGCGCCGAAAACCGCTTCCGGAACGACCTGCGCGAGTTCATGGGCAATGAAGCCATCGACGACCTGTTTCGCTGGATCGACGATGAAATTGAAGCGAACCGGACGCATTGCGCCGAGGCGCTCAAGCGCTCCGGAAATCGGGGCAACGTTTTCCTTGAGCCGGTAATCCGACGTCGTGTTGTATGCCGTCGACGAACCATTCGTCGTGATAGAGCCCTTCTGGCCGGCGGTATTTCCGAAGTACACCAACGTGCCCGAGGCGTTATTCACATACAGGCTATACGCCGCGACGTTGCGCGAACAGGCGATGTATCCGGTAACCGAATCGATCGCTACGCCATAGGTCGCGGCCTCGATCCCCGGCGTGTTGCTCGTTGTCCCGTACCGAACCATTCCGGTGAACGCCCCGCCAGCAAGCGGCATCTTCGTAGCCACATTCGCGTTGGTGTCGTCAAGATTAGAATTTGTCGTTGCGATGGAAGCATTCGCAGCGTCAATCCCTGCCTGAAGTGACGTTACCGAAGCCCCGAACGGATCGACAATGTTGGTGCCGTCCGAGTAGACGATGGCCGATGCCCCCGACTTCACGATAACGCCCGAACCAGATGACGTTTTGAACGTCAGTGAAAAGCTGCCCGTTGTGCTGTTCCTGAGAACATACGATTGCGCCGGTTCCGGAGGAACCGTCACCACGCGCGCGCCGGTCAGCGCTCCGGTGAAATCGATGATTCCAGAAAGTGCCTCGGCGTCCGTCAGAGCTATGATTCCCGCCGCACCGCCGACGTCCTTCTCCAGCTTGCTCTGCGCGCGCGCATAGAGTTCGTCGAAATTCGAATTTACCTTCGTGAACCCTGACCGGGTAGTGTCGCCGTCGGTCCCCTTAGGAGCGGTACCGAGTTCGATGATTTGCTTAGCCATTTACGGGGTGAAAGTCTCGTCAAAGGTCGCCGCGATCGTGTAAATTTCGCCGTCTTTAACAGGTTCGGAATACTTCTCGCAGACAAAAAGCGCTTGGGGACGAAGGGGAGGTGTCCAGAAAAACGACCTCGCGCCCGCATGCGCATCCAGAAACGCAAGAATTGCGGAGATCTTTGCCGCGTCGCCGACGAACGTCAGCTGGTAGCTTGAACGTCTGTTGTTCAGACCGTCAGCGACGCGCTGCGCGTACCCATCGCCAAACTGGGCGGTACGGACTGCGAACGTGGTGTCGCCGGAGGCATCCGTCCGCGGCGACCAGGAAAACGTGTCCGTCATAAGATTTGTCCGTACTTCAGCTGGTACGCATACCCACCCTGACCGCGCATCTTCTGGCTCATACGTTGGTCCACAAGCGACTTCACTGCCCTCTCCAGCCAGCTCGCATCTTGCTTATCAAATCCGCCAGCGCCGGTGCCGGCCTGCACATTCACGCTCACTTGCGTGCTGTTGCCACGCCCAGTATCCGAGACCGTCCGGCCAACCGCACCGCCGTCGGCAAACCGCGACATCCGGTTCACAGTCGCCCCGTTGTTCAACTGGTTCAGCAGGGGAAGGCCAAGTCGACTGACCGCACTGGCCTTCATGACAAACTCGCCGTTCGATAGCCATGCCGGAATGCTGTCGCTCGTACCCGAGCCTGGGCCGGATATCAAGCCGCCGTCAGCCTTGGCCGCGAAGTTGTCCGTCAGACTCAGGAAGTTGTCCAACGAGTCGCCCGGAAGCGCGTTGGCAGCGGTTGCTGCGGCGCCGGTGTTCGAGCCAAAGAAGGTGCCGAGAAGCGAGCCACCGACGGAAGCCAAGTTACCAAAGAGTCCGCTCATCGCAGCCTTCGCGGCCATACGGCTCAAGTCGGCAATGATGGAGTTCGCCAGCGACGTGAAACTGACTTTCCCAGTCTGCGTAAACGTGGTCCAGGCATCCTCCATCCCACTGGTCACAGTGCCGAACAGCGATTCGACCTGTTTCATCGTGTTCGACGCCGTGTCCATGTAGTTAGCGAAGCCCTGCGAAACACCATTCGTCCAGTCGCCCTGCTTCGCCTTCAGCTGGCTGTAATAGTCTTCGTAGTCCTTGATCGACTCCTCCAGCGCTGATCGAAGTTTGGTCTGCTCGTCTCGATACTGATCACCGCCTCGCAACTCGACGGGAGTCCCCTCTTCAAGCTTTGCCTGCAGCCGCTCGTACTCCCGGTAGATCGATTTCACGGCCTCTGCCCGCTTCTGGGCTTCCTGCCCCATGCCCACGGCCTCCAGTTGCCTCCCATACTGCTGACGCTGCGACGATTGGAAGTTGGCGACCTGGGCATCGATCGAGGCAATTCGCTGGTCAAGCTTCGCCTGCTCTTCCTTCAGCTTGTTCTGCCGCTCGAGCGCGACGTTCTGCTTCAGTACCGCTTCGATATGGTCGGCAGCCGCCAGCAACGACTTTTGTTCGGCAGTCAGCGTCTTCTTTTCCTTCAGATCGGCGATCTGCTGTTCGAACTTGACGAGCTTCTCCGCCTCGGGCCCCATTTTTGCGGTCGTCTCCAGTTGGGCCTGAAGCGCTGCCTGAGTCTCCTTTGCCTGTTGAATGAACCGCGTTGCCGCGTCATCCGTGTAGGCTTTGGTGTGATCCTTCGGCGCCTTGAACTGCTCAGCGTTGAAAGCGAGCTGCTTCTGCAAATCGCTTTGCAACTTCGCTTGCAGTGCCGGCGTGAGGGTTCCTGCGGCCTGCGCGGATTTGATCAATGCATCTGTTCGGTCCTTCGCGGTCTTATTGGCGTCGTTCAGCTTTTCCTGCCAGCCCCACGCCTTCTTCATGTCTTCGGTGTGCTCGCGCGTCAGGTCGTCGAAAAGCGCCACCGACTTTGTGTGTTCGTCGACCGCGCGCTTACCGTCGAGGATTGCCGTTCGACGCGCTTCTAGCTGCTTAATCTCCGCATCAATCGCGGGATTTGCTGCGCCGCCGATGTTGTCTGGCGACAGCTGTTGCGCGCGCAACGCCGAAATTCGGTCAGTGATCTGAGTGAGTTCGTCGTTTCCCTTGCCGGTCGCACCGCCAACGGTACGCCAAAAGCGGCGCCAGGCGTCCCCGAGCGACTCATAGCTGATAGCCATCGCGTGATTGTCAGCGACCACCGCAGACCGCGCTTTCGAGCTTGCGTCGAGCACGTACTGACGCCACGCGCCCGCCTTGTCGCCGGACTGTTCGAGCGTCTTGATGTACTCGACTTGTGCATTCGAAAGATCATGGTGCGTTTCGGCCCAGTGCTCAGCCGCCTTGCCGGCGCTGCCATAGGACGCGGCGAACTGCTTCGAAACGTCGGCAACCGACTCGCCGGTGAACTTCGCATATGCCGAAATCGATTCGGCGACCTCCTTGAGATCTGCACCAGCTACGAAGCCTGTGGCGGCCATCGCCTTCAATGAGTCCCGCGCATCGGCTGTCGAAACGCCAAGGTCGTGAGAAATGACGTCGGAATAGACGAGCAATGCCCCCTGAGAGAGGTTCGCGTAATTGCTCGTCAGAACCATGGTCCGATTGAGCTCTTTCGCTTCCTCGTTCATCGAGTGAATCGCGCTGCCGACAACATACGTGGCTGCGGCAAGTGCACCAAGGCCGAGCCCGAGCGGACTCAGGATGATCTCCATCGCGTTCATGCGCTCGCCCATCACCAACAGTGAGCCGCCGAAGTTCTTCCACTGGTCCTGGGACGCCTCGTGGGCGAGCACGAGCAATTCGCGCTTCGCACCTGCCGTGTGCAGGCCGAATTCGTGGGTGTTTTGCGACGCCTTTGCGATCTGATCGATCAGCGGCTTGACTGAATCGCCCAGCCCGAGATTGGCTGCGCGCATCTCCAGAATCTGTGCGCGCGTCTTTCCCGCAGTTGCTGCCGCCTTGTCCAGACTATCGGTGAACGACTTGATGGCGCGACTGCTGGCGGTAGAACCGCTTTTAGCCGCCTCTGCCATGGCGTTCTGGGCCAGCTCCGTCCGACGTGCCATGTCGGCCTGAGACGCCATGAAATCGTTGCTCGCCTTGCGAGCCTTCCCGATCTCTGCAACGTAGCCCGTCGAGTCGGCAGATAGCCGAACGGTGGTCTCGTTAGCCACGAGCGGCCTCCTTTGCTTTCCGCTGAATCACCCCGATCATTTGCGTTACGGCCTCTTGCCTCTTTGCATCGAACCCCGGTCGAAGAAACGGGAGCGCGGCCATCTTGGACGTGCCGTGCTCGACGAAATAGCCATAGAACGCGTCTCTCGACCACGTAACCAAGTAGGTGGCAAGCTTTCCTTCGACAGAATTCTCCCGGTCGTACGCGATCAGAATTGAGCGCTTGAGCGTGCCGGGAGAGTGCGGCGCGCCCTTGCGCTCATAGCCCTTGACGCCTACGGGAGCCCGAAGACGCACTTCCTTGTGCACCACTCTGGCACCGGCTACCGCCGCCTGACGAAGCGTTGACTCGCCGCCAACCGTCTCCATACGATCAAGGTAGTCACTGAGCGCTGTGGGGTTCTCAATGGTCGTCCGTTTAGCCATGGTTCTTCCGCTTAACAACGAACCGCTTGCGCTTGCCCTTGTGCGCGGCCAGATCGACACCAAACACCGCAAGCGCGACGAACCGCGCCTGGTCCTTCGGGTCTGGAAACTCAATAGACTTCGGAGCCTCGAACGCCCACGGAATGAAAGCCGCGGGCTCGTATGCGGCCGGCGTCGTCTTGGGGTTTCGATGGATATTCGCCATCGTCGCCGCGAGCATGCCCATTCGCATGTCCGCTACCCGCTCGCCGAACGGTTCGATTGCGAAATACGCCATCCAGTCCGTGTACTCCTGACTGTCAATCTCCCGCATTGCGCGGGAAATCGGCATACCTAGCGCCAATGCTAGGCGGTGCCAGAAGAGTCGCTCTGGATGGCTTCGGAGTTTTTTTCCGATTCCTTTACCGCGTCAGGGCCGAGTCCGTTGGCTTGAACGCACGCCAGGCCGACCTTGCGGAGCCAGTTAGCGTCGCAGGCGCGCAATGCGTCAAGATCATCACGAGCAAAAATCGGCTCGTCGTTCTCGTTCACGAGGCTGGCGATGATGAGGGCAGAGAAGTAGACACCGTCCTGGGTTCCCAGGTCTGCCAGGGCCTTTGAGAGTTCATCGCGCGAAAACCCGTCGATGACACGAATGCGCAGATCACCGACTCCTTCGACACCGACGATTTTCACGGTCGGCTGTGCCGAGGCCAGCAACTGTTCTTTTGAAAGAAGCATGCGCTCTCCTTAAGCGGCCGGCGTGACGGTGATGTCGCCCGAGATCTTGACCTGGACGCTACCCTTGTAGACGCTATCCACGGCGATCTGGATCGGGAAATTCTTCACGTAGCCGGAGAACTCCATCGTTGTGCCGTCGCTGAGTTCGGTTTTGAACTCCTTGACGGCCCCAGACTTCTTCGCGGCCAGGAGCGCCTGATGGCTCTCGTCCTTCATATTGATGTTGATCCCCATCGTCACCGAGTCCCAGTCCTGCAAACCGGCCCGGTACTCCTTCGCGTCGCTCTGCAGGTCGGTCACATCAATATCCGATGCGGCCCCGTCGAAGCCGCTGAATTCGTAGACGTTCTTGATGAGCGTCCAGACGGGCGCCATGTCCGTGCCAGTATTCATCGACACTTTCGTGCCTTGGGCGCTGATTGCGGTGCTGGTCATGATTTCACTCCTGGTACCAGATGGAATAGTCTTGCCGACTGCCGTATAGCTTCGTGTCGTCTTCGTAGACGCTCACGGGTGAGCCGATCGGCTTGCCAAGAACAGGCTCGGCAGTCAGCACAGCGCGAACCTGCTTAATGAGTGTGGACGCCTCCGCGCGGGACTCTGCCCACACAGCGACTTGCATCCGGCAGTTTTGCAGCGTGTCGGAGCCGTCGAAGGTCGTTTCGTCGACGCCGCCGACGCTCTGATAGACGATTCGCGGCAGTGCAGCGCCTGCCGGCGCGACGTCTGGATAGACGCGGCCGCTGGCAAGATTCATCAGTGCCGCATCAACAATTGCTTCAGCCGTCGCCATTTATGCGTCAGCGTCGCCAAAAAGCGTGTGGCGCAATAGAGCAGACTGGGCCGAAGGATCGGCGAGCAGAATCGGGCACGGAACAGATCCGCCGGGAGCTCTGACGCGAACGTTAAAGCGATTGATGGTAAGCACGAGCACCGACATACCGTTATCCATGTACATCTGCACCGAGGCGATGCCGTCGATCGAATTACCTTCACCGTCGACGACCCGCTTTCCAGCCTCATCCTCGACCACGGTCAAACTGATTTTCTTAGCCATCATTGCTTCCTTCGGTACACGCCAAATCCGTGTATTCACGGCCGGCATAGTCCGGCAATGGCTTCTGGATGTTGAAGATTGCTTCGTCGACCGGCTGCCCGTCGACGAACTTGAGCAGCACGACGCGCATGCTGTTGTCCAGGTCCGTGCGGAACCGGATGCGGATGCTCGCGGTGGCCTCGCCAACATCGCTATCAGCGAGCAGCGTTTCCTTACCAGTGAGCATCTTCACATTCGCCCAAACCGTCGCGAGCGGCGCCCAGCGTGACGGATCATTCAGCGTGCCAGTGCCCGTGCGCTGATCGATTCGCGCACGGCGGTTGAGAGAGCCCGAGCGCATCACAGCCCCGGCACGATTCGATGCGGCCGCAGCAGCGTCCGCGCGTTGAACGGCAGTTCCGCGATCGTGCCGATCGCCGTATCCTCGCGATTCGCATACAGCTCGGCCGTCGTCTTCAGGATTGCGGCCTTGATCGCAGCATTGACGACCATCGGGTTATCGCCTGCGGTGCCGTCAGCGACCGCAGCGTCTAGATCGGCCTGCGTCTCGAACACCTGTCGGTTGAGATAGTCGATTGCGGACTGCGTAGCACCATCGAGCAGCGTCTGGATCACGGCGTCCTCGACGCCGGCATCCTGCCGCACGAATCCGAGCGCGAGGCTCAACTCAACGAGCGCCATGACTTACTTCTTGGATGCCGGAGCTTTCTTTTCTTCCGAGCCTTCGAGCGCGCCGAGTTCGGCGGCGCCTGCTTCCAGCTCTTGCGGGCATTCGTCGCCGGCCTCGTACTGCTTCGGGTAAATCTCGCCGTTCGGGACACCCCGAAAGGGCTTGATCAACTTCACCATGTCATTCCCCTGAAAAACGGGGCGCCACTCGGGCGCCCCAAAGGCCACACGCTACGGAAAACCTTTCCGGTTATGCGTTTGCGGCGATCTTCATCGCCCGCATCGGCTGCGGGTTCAGCAGGCCGCCTCCGACGCGCTTGGTCGTGTAGAACAGAACATACGGCTTGGCCGTGTACGGATCGCGCAGGACGCGCACGCCGATACGATCGACGATCAGGTACGTCTGCTTGAAATCACCGAACAGGACCGGGATCGAGTTGGCGGCGAGGTCCGGCATGTCCGGAACCTCCGTAATTGCATAGCCGGCGAGCGTGGCGGGCTGGCCAGCGACATATGACGGCTGCCACAGGTAATTGCCCTGGCCGTCCTTGAGCTTCCGGATTTCGCGCTGCGTGTTGCGGTTCATCGCGAAACGCGCATTCGCCGTGAACGCGCTGGGCAGATCGTAGATCAGGTCGATCACTCCGTCCGAGGTCGCCGCGGCCGCTGCGCCGCTTTTGACCGTTTCGATCGCGCCGAACGGATGCACCGCCGCGTTCGCGCCGCCCGTGACGTACGTCAGAATGCCGTTCGGCTTGTTCTCGCCGTCACCCGACAGGAACGCGATGCCCTCTTGGCGCGCGAATTCCGTCTGGACCTCGTTCGCGAGCCAGGTCTCAAGGTCGATCTCGCTGTCGTCGAGGATCTGCTGCGTGGCGGCCGGGTTGGCATAGATTTCGCCCGAAGCAAACGACAGCGACTTGAACGTACCGGTACCCGTCTGCGGTCGCGCATCGGTCTCGCCGACCCAGCCGCTCGCCGTGCCACCCATGTTGAACAGCTTCGAGAAGCCGGCCTTCGACACCGCCTGCACCTGCGCGAGTTGGCGCATCGGCGAGATCAGCACGAGCTTGTCGATGATCGTCCGGTCCCATTCGACCGGCGTCAGGTAGCCGCCCTGCTCGTCGGCGCCCTTGTTCAGTGCAGCCTGGACGTCGCCCTTCTTCACGTGCGCCTTGAAGGCGCCCGTGTATTCGGCGTCGCGCAACTGCTTGCCACCCGCGCCGCCCATTTCGAGGGCCGCCATCTTGATGCTGTGTTCGTCGATCGCAGCTTGCAAAGCGCTGAGATCGTCCCCCATCTTCTCGACCTTGGCCGTAACATCGGCCGACGGCAGGCCCTTTTCCAGAGCGTCGATGCGCTTGTCGTTCGCTTCCTTGAACTGCGCGAACGTACGGTTCGCGTTCTCGATCGCTTCTTTAATTGCTGCGTCCATAGTTACCCCTTCAATGGTTGGTAGAGAGAGTTCAGCAGCGCCGCTGCTTTGCTGCTAGCTGCCGATTCGCTCAGGCCGCCAGTGCCGACCGAATCTCTCAGGCCGGACTTGAAGTTTGAAATGAGACCCTGCGCGTCCGAACGCGACATACCAGAAGCACGCAAAGCCGCCTCGATACGCCGCACTGCCGCAGCTTGCGACTTGCCGCCGGTCTTGATCTGGTCGCTATCGAGCACCTCATCAGCGAAACCTTGCTCGACCGATGCGCTACCACCGAGCCAGGTTTCTTTATCCATCAGTGCTTGGATCGTGGCGGACTGGATGCCAGTGCGGGCAGCATAGACATCGGCCATAGCTGCATCAAACGGCTCCATCCAGTCGGCGAGCTCGCGAAGTTCGTTACGATTCCCTGCGGCGACGATCCAGCCGTTGTGGATCATGAAGAAGGCGGGCAAGCCAATCTGAATTGTGTCTCCGGCCATCGCGATGATCGAAGCGGCCGATGCTGCCATGCCCAACACCTTCACCGTCACATGGCCAGGATGCTCCCGAAGCATGTTGTAGATGGCGACGCCCTCAAACATGTCACCGCCCGGCGAGTTCACATTTACCGTGACCGGGTTCGATCCGATGGAACGAAGCGCCCCGGCAATGCGCTTCGATGTCACGCCCTCGCCGGTCCAGTAGTCTTGACCGATAACGTCGAGAATGGAAATATTCGCCTCGTCGCCAGTCTCCGCCGCCTGAATGGTTGAGTTCCATTGCGACAACGCTTTCGGCGCAATACCAAACTGAACCTGCGCGCTCGGTCTCTGGAAATTGATTTCAGGCAGGCTGAGCAAGCTCATTGCCGGTCCCCTTCGGTTGCTGTGTCATTGGGTTGCGCAGTTGATCGGCAACCGGGTCGTCCACGCGAGGCAGATCCACCGTTTCGCGCACTTCGTTTTGCTTCATCCACGGCGAATGTCCACCGGCGCCTAGTGCCTTGGCAAAGAAGTTCGCTTGGTCATTGAGCGTGCCACGCAGAAGCGCCGCCTCGTTAAACTTGAACACCTGCTTGCCGAGCATGTTTTCCGGCAGGAAGAGACGCTCCGCTGCTTGCTCCCACGACACGAACCAGGGTGACAAGCCGTATTGAATGAAGAAGATGGCAAGCTGTTCAATGCCGCTGCCCCAGCTCGTGTCATCCATCATCAGAAGCGGACGCGGTACGCCATACATGCGCGCCACCTCTTCGATCTGATGATTTCGATTCTCGATCTGTTGTGCCGATACCGCCGTCGCCGTGAACTGCTTCGCCTTTCCGCCCTCTTCGAGCAGCATCCAGCTACCGGCTTTGTCAGAACCCGAGTGGTTCTCTGCGATCGACTCTTTCAGGCGCTTGTACGCGCCGTCCGAAAGCTCTTTCTCATACTCGATGGCACCGCCGGCCATGACCCCGGTGCGAAACGTGCGGGATGCAGCTCGCTCTGCCTGCTCCGCAAGTTCGAGCGCTTCCCTAGCCAACCGTGGCCGCGAAAGGCCGTTCACGCCATCCAGCGACAGATCGCGTAGGTGAAACACTTCGCGCGCTCCCAGCGTGACCAGATTTCCGGTCGGCGTCGTGTAGTCGTAGACCATCTGCCACGATTCCGTCAGGCGCGGCTTCGTAGAACCACGATCCATCGGGATCAGCCGGATCGGCCGACTTCCCGACCAGATCACGCGGGCGTACGATTGGCCGTCGAGTAACGCGCGCAACTGCAAAAGGCTTTTGAACTCGATCGGGGTTTGCCAATCGTTTGGTCGATACTTCAGCAGGCGGTGAGCCGGGTTGTCCGACTGCGTCCGCTTCGTGTCATCGTTCGCGATCAGGTTGAGCGGCAGCATGCCAATCGATTGCGAGATCAGCGTCACGCATCGAAGGACGGCCATGTTTCGCAGGGCTTTCGCCTCGCGTCCCACGACCCCACCGTTCAGCTCGCCATTGCGGATGTATTCGAGAAGGTTCGGATCGTCGAGACCGTCGAAGACCTGCCCCGATGCCGATTCGGCTCGCGGCGCCACCGGCGGCGATGCGCGCTCAAAAGTCGGTTCCGCGAGGCGAGCGGGGGCCTCCGGAGTTTTCTCACCCCGGACGAAATCGAACCAACCCATTCACACCTCAGAGGAATCGGATACCGCGCGACTCATACACCGACGGCCCTTGAGCCGGCGGGTTGAGCGCCATCAGCGATACCGCGTCGAAAATTGCCATCAGCGGGTCAATCTTTCCCGTCCCGCTGGCTTGTTTGGTGATGTTCACTGCATTGCCAACGGGTACGATGCGGGCGTTGCCAACAGCCCACGCCATCAAACGCTGACCACCGTGCATCAACGTGCCGTCTACACGTATTCCGTTTTCATCGACCTTTCGCCCGCCCGCAGCCGCAAGTCGCCGTTCCGTGGTCTTGATCGCACCCGACAGCTTCCAGCCCTGCGAAATGCCTATGACTTTTTCCTCAGGCACCTTGGCTTCGGCCAAGGCGTCGAGCACGCCGCCGATGCCCGCCGGATCTGCGCCCACCTTGTCGAGCAGCCCCGCCCGTTCAATCTCGGCGACGATGTTCGCGACATCGGCAACGTCGTCGCCGATTTGTTCGACGACGGTAAGATCGCCTTCACTCTCGAAGTCGCGCAAGGCAGGTGCAATCTCCTGCCGTCGCTCGAACACTGACGGATGCGCCCACGCATGCGTCCAGACGATCCAATTCCGAGAACCTTTCTGCCGACCTAGCACGGCGAGGCCCAACAAATCGTCTAGGCCGCCGCCATCAATGCCGACGTCAACGACCTCGCACATTTCAAGCAAATCCTGCAACGTCAGCCCCGGCACAAGCGCCGAAGCTTCCCAGAAGTCCACTCCCGCCCATCGATCAGTGCGCAAATTCATGCCGATCTCGACGTTCAAGTGCTTCGCGATGAACACATTGAACGACCCATCGGTCAGTCGGCGATTCTTTGCGAGCTGGTCGCTCAGCCACTCAGCACTCACCGACCGCCCGAGGTTCGGATTGGCGATGTAGTAGTTGGCTGGATCCAGGTAGGCCTTCGCCTTCACCATCGCTGGAGGGAACTCGTACAGGACGCCCAGCGACTTCGGGTCGATGATCACGCCGTCCCGAACATCGCGGAAGTAGCGCAACTTCTCACGAAACACGCCGGCTGGCGGCTCATCGCTTTGGGTGGTCAGATAGATGACCCACCCTTCATCGCGCGAAATTTGGCCGCCGGTCGCCTCCATGAACATCGCTTCAGCATCTTTGCGAGAGCCGAACAGCCAATGCTCATCGATCAGAATGCGGCCTGACTTCTTGCCGGATACCGTATCGGTGTCGGCGGCCACGACTTTCAGCGACGCCCGACTCACGCGGTGCGTGATCGTCCGAATGTGATCTTGAATGTGGAACAACGCCGCCAGTTCCTCGTCCGCTCGGATCATCCCGGCTGCCGGCTTAAAGCTGTTGTCCGCGACTTCCTTCGTCGGGGCAAGGATCAGGTGTTCCTCTTCCTCGCGCCAACAAAGAATGACGGCGGTAAGCATGATGCCCGCCGCAATCGTCGACTTCGTATTCTTCTTGCTGATCAGGAGATAGAACTCGCGAATCAGTTGCTTCCCGCTCTCTTCGTCGTAGGCACCGAAAATCGCCGCGACGAAGTCGAAAACCCATTGTTCGCTGCACTCACCGAATGTCGGCTTACCCGGCAAATCGGTGACGCGTAACTCCTTGAAGATCGCTAGGGCCTGTTCGGCTTGATCGGGAAAGATCGGCGGCGGAATGATCGACTCGCCGCGAACCAGGCGTTCACCCCAATCAGGGCACGCAGTCGTCCACGCCATCGTCAAACCTTCTTGCCGCCGGATGCGGCGAGGCGCGGAGGTGCCGCCCGACCGAATCGGCCGACAACGTTCTTCGCGGCCTCCTCGCGCTGCTCTTTCTTTCCAGCTTCGCCGACCTTCGCATGCACAAATGGCATCAGCGTCTTGGCGGCGTCGATCCGGAGCTTCGGCTCCGTTTTCCAATCGTTCATCGCAGCAAGCAAGAATTCCTTCGGATCCTTGAAGGTCAGAATCGCAGACAAGTCGAATCCGGCGGCGACCGCCGCACTCGTCACAGCTTTAGCTTCAGATTCTTCCGGCGCACTCGGCGTCGATTTCGACTGTACTTGCGACTTCCGGACACCCTTCCGCTTGTGCTTCGATAGGTAATCGACGACGTCCGGGTCTTTAACAAGTCTGGAGCCAGCAGCCGACGCCGTCGCCGCACTGTAACCAGCCGCGATAGCCGCGTCTTTATTGGACTTCCCGGCCAGAACAGCATCGGCAAACAGCCGCTTTTTGCTGTTAAAGGCCATTAACAAAAACTCCAAAAGGGGAAATTTTCTGCGCGTGCGGGAACGGTCGGTCTAGGCCAACGGCGTGCTTAAACTTTAGGCACCCCCGCCGTCCCGCCGATTTCCAGACAAATTAAATGATATTGATTTGCATTTGAACAATGCTCACCAACACCCAAGTCCACATGCACAAATGATGTGCAAATGAACCCTCGCCATATTCCCAGCGAGTGTTTATATAGCGTTAAGACGCGAACATAGCGTTAGCGGCAAGCGCATTCCAATCGCTGCTTCTCGCTATCGTGATGCGTCTTACACAGTGTCTGAACGTTAGTGGGATCAAGTCGAAGCCGATCATCACCGCGATGCGCAATGATGTGGTCGCCAATGTTGCCCAGCGGCTCGGCCACACCACGAGCAGCGCATGCGAGCACCACAGCAGCGGGCGACATGCCCGACATACCGAGGTCACGCAGGCAGAACACACAATGCGGATTCGATGCAAGGTGCTTGGCGCGCAGTTGCTGCCACGCGTAGTCGTAGCCACGCGCCGCGCTCCCGCTTTTCCCTGCTCGCCATGACATCGGCTCAGCTATCGCAACCCTGCTTTTCATCGCGAGCAATCGCGAACCCAATGTCTTCAGTCGAGGCATAAAAGAAAATGCCCGCTACCGCGTAAGCGGTGCGGGCTAACGACTTTCGTCGAGGAGGAGACACGCAAGAAAACGAAAAGCCCGCGCGGATTTCACCGTCGCGGGCTTTGGTTGCACTGATTCAGCCTTTCAGAAATAGTAGGGAAATCAGAGCAAAGTGACAACCACTATTTTGTCAACCTACAGGTTGACACTTTGCGCCAAGTGAACCCGCTTGAGCAGGTGGCGCGTCTTCTCTACACGTGCCGCGTGAGTGCGCAGTCGCTTGTACACTGCTTGGCGGGAGATGCCCATAGCCGACGCGATCTTCTTCACCGGACGAACGTCGTGGAAATAGTAGAGGGTGAAGCATGCCGCATCCTCGGGGTGATCGTCTGCGAGGGCATGGACGGCCATATTGAAGAACGACATCTCGGGAATCAGTTCTGCGTCGGGCTCGACTCGGAGTCCACCGGGGGGCTGAAACTGAGCGAGCAGGCTTCGCGGCAGCGGCGGGGCAAAGAAGCGGCGGGTGCGACACCACTGGCCGTACTGCAAGCAGAGCGCGTGCAGATCCTGATCATTCATTTCCTTCGGCCTCCAGCCCAAGCAGTCGGTCGCGGTATGGCGCCCATCGGTCATATGCAGCATTGAAGAGTCCTCGCTTCTCGGCTCGTGTCAGTTTGTTGCCTTGGTCATACTCGGCGTGGCACGTGAAGCATGCCGGCACCGTCAATCTGTCTGGGGTCTTGAGCCCCATTCCCTTACCTTCGTTGCGATGAGCCGGCACCACGGTTTCCCAGTTGCCGCAGCAGACTCCCGGGATTTGCAGGTAACACGGCTGGCCCGTGCAGGCATCTAGCGCCGGCTGATCGTGACCAGCTCGCCTCTTACGCGCCTTGCGTTTGAACGTCGCACCTTTGAGAACCGACGCGCCACTGAACGGGCTAAGCGCCGCCGATGCTTTATGCTTGAAACCTGAGCGTTTCATGGGCTTCTTTCGCTGCATCAGGCAGGCACGCTCCAGTAATGTTTCTCAACCGCGCGCGTGGCTGCATCCACCTCACCCACCGTGCACATCCGGAGTTGTTCGCCCCACAGATCCAACGCAGCGCGCAAATCCCGATTCCCTTCACCATCGAATCCGATGCGGCCGCCATTCGTGAACCGATCACGAGCGCGGCGCATGGCTTCCTTTGCCCGCTCCAGCACTGGCGCAGCTTCGGCCCCGATACCGTTCGATGCCAGCACCCATGAGTGGTTGAGCGCGCGAGCCAGGCAGTCCCACTCCCGCCGCGTACCGTGCCCATGAACCACTACGGCATCGAATGCCGACAGAACCACCATTTCCAGTTCGCCGGCATACTCATCGGTTACCGGCTCGCGCGCTATGGATGCCCTCATGACCAGCGGCACACCACTTCCGCACTGCCGGGGTACATAGCGCTTGCGGGGCTTCTTGCTACGGCTCACTTCGCCTCCCGAGCCTTGGCTTCGCCCTTCAGGGCTGCATAGGCAATGCAATCCTCGGCGCTATCCGCGTGATAGCCGGGGCGCTGGAACAGCCGGACGTCCTTCAGCACCTGCAATAGCAGCCACCCTTCCGGCTCGCACAGGTCGCGACCTGTGATCGCGTTGAACGCTTCGACGGCCTTACCCATACTGCGTTCGCCTTCCGGCTTGTCGTACTGTTCGGCGCGGGCGTCCATGTGCTCTTTAGCTTTGAAAAGGAGCCCGCCAGCAGTTACTGGCCCACCGCCGGCGCTGCCGGTACACGCAGCGCCGGAAATGGTCACCGTGCTGATTAATCGTCCTTCGTTCATCGCAGTTCCTTGCACAGTTGTTGGTGGGATCTGGTGTAGGTCTCATACGCCTTGAGTGGTTTCCACTGGGGTCGATAGGAGGCGCCCGCGATGGTCGGCTTCGACTCATAGGAACCGGGAAGGCGCGGTGTACACAACGTCGCGGGCCGAAATGGATTACTTGAAGCGGTGATCGCAAGGCTGAATTGCTCTCCGCGTACTGCACGGCGCTTTACCAAGAGCCCTTCGGCGACGAGTCGATCAACCAAATTGATCACCTGGCGCTTTGAAACAGCACTCAAGTCGACGATGGCAGCGCGCGTGTACCACTCGCCCCTCTCCATGCAATCAAGAATCGCGTCCTTCATTTGATCTCCGTAATCGTCAATCCCCTGGCTGCCATCAGGTGGCGCTTCAGCCGGTACTCGGCCGTCAGATGTCCCTTCACGTCCTCAATCACTTCCTCACTGCTGCGCACGTAGACGAAGTCGGCCACGTAGTAGCGCGCCGGACGCTTGCGTCCTTGAATCACCACCGCCGGAGCGATCTCAAACCGAACCTGGCGCCGCAACCCTGAAATCAGACCATGCTCCTCCTGTCCTCTCAGGGCTACCCAGCGGGCGGCCTCGCGGCGACTATCGAACTTGATCCCTTCGACCTCGCACTTCTCGTTGCGATACTTGGGGGGCTTCTTTGCAGCCATTCCGAGCAAAGGTGCAGTGAGAGGCGCAGGCTCAGGCGCAGCCAGGGCTGCGGCTGTCGC